TCTGGCGAGATCCGGACTGGCTCCTCTGCCGCGATGACCGCTGGCGGCCCGTTGAGCCCGGAACATTCCCGCTGGCTGATGGGATACCCGGTCGCATGGGGCTCCTGCGGGGTTACGGCAATGCGATCGTGCCGCCGCTCGCGGCGGAGTTCGTGACTGCCTTTCTGGAGAGCCTGCGATGAGGCAGACCCGGATCATGTCGCTGATCGAGGCCACGGCAAACGTTGTGGTCGGATACGTTTTGGCCATCGCCACGCAGATCGTCGTGTTCCCGTGGTTCGGGATCGAAACTGGGCTCGCGGAGCATCTGACCATCGGCCTCGCCTTCGTCGGCGTGTCGTTGGCGCGGGGTTACCTGCTGCGTCGGCTGTTCGAGGCGATCCGGATGCGGAGCTTCGAATGAAGAACCGCCGCCCCATGCGGGACGGCGGTATCGGGACCATCGTGGTGTGCGGCTTCAGTTGTCGGTGATGCGGTAAGCCCTTCCACGTCCCTCGATTTTCTCGGAGGTGATGGTCAGGCCGAGCTTCTTTTTCAGCGCGCTGGACATGGCGCCCCTAGCCGTGTGAGCTTGCCAGTCGAGGGCCGCAACGATCTCGTCGATGGTAGCGCCGCCCTCGGCGCGCAGCATCTCGATCAGTTTCGCCTGCTTCGTTCCCGTGCGCGGTTTGCGCGCCTTGGGCGCGGTGTCGGCCTCGGCGGGAGCGTCCTGCGGGGCCTCCGCGATCGGCGTCGCGTCGGCGCACGTGGGCGCGCTGTCGCCGCCGTCCGGCTCGACACCGATGGCGGCGAGGCCCGCGTCCGTGATGTGCAGGAGAATGGCGTTGCCGTCCTCGTCATTGCGCCAGATGCGGTTGAGCGCGGCGTCGGCCTTGGTCTGGCAGTCGGTCGCCGTCTCGGCGATCAGCCCGCGGGAGAGGAGCGCGCCGACCACCTTGGTGGCGGCGCCGCCGCGGAGCGAGCCGGGCAGCGGCAGGACGTTGCGGTCCTCGCGCTGCGCAGCGGCGCTGAGGATCACGAGCTGGGTGTCGGAAAGCTTGGTCATCTGGGGTCTCCGTGTTCGAGGCCTGCGTCATGCGGCGCCTTCTACGACCCCAAGCCGCGCCTCGGCGCGGCAGGAGGTCCGGCTGGGCCGGAGATCAGCGGGCGTGTTCGCCCTCGCCGAAGGCGCTGTCGGTGATGCGCTTCAGAAGGCTGGCGTAGTGTTCGAGGGTGCCGACCATGGCCCAGCCAACCTCGTCGGGGTGGGCGTTGAAATGGTCGTCGCTGAGCGCCTGCAGCCGGGCGAGCATCTCGTCGATCTCGGCCTTCTTGCCAATGAATGCCGCGAGCGCGGCTTCCTTGTTCCGGCGCACCTTCTCGGCGCGGATTTCATGACGCGGGGTGGTGATCGGGTTCAGGCGGGTGGTCATCGTCGTGGCTCCAGGTGAGTTGCATCGTCCTTGTGATCGGACGTTCGCTCCACGCGTCCAGCTTATCAACTCGATAAGCACCTGACTTTGAATGATAATCGGGGCTGGAAATGCAGGGCATGAGCGAGCGCCAGTACGCCGCCCATGTCGGGCTGTCGCGCGGCGCGATTCAGAAGGCGAAGAGGGCCGGACGGCTCGTGCTCTTCCCCGATGACTCCATCGACGCCGAAGCTTCCGACCGGCGACGGGCCGAGACGACTGACTTGTCGAAGAGCAGACCGAAGGCTGCAGGCCGTCCAGGCGGAATGAAGCCGGTGCCGGCGGCGGTCATTGCCTCTGCCAACGAGACGCTGCGCGAGAACGGGGTCACCGTTCCGGAGGTCGGCGAAGCCGGCGCCTACATGAAGGCCAAGACCTTCAACGAGATCATGAAGGCTCAGGAGCGCAAGCTCGGGCTCCAGATCAAGAGGGGCGAGCTGGTCGACCGCAACCGCGCGATCTCGCTGGTGTTCCGGCTCGCGCGCGAGGAACGCGATGCGTGGGTGAACTGGCCGGCGCGGGTGGCTGCGCTGATGGCGGCGGAGTTGGGAACGGAGACGGCGGCCATGCAGAAGGTTCTGGAGGCCCATGTCCGCGCCCATCTCGAGGAACTCGCCCAGCCCCGGATCGCTCTCTGACGGCAACGCCTCAAGCAGCGAAGCGGTAGGCGAGACCATCACCGCGTTCGACGGCGCGGATGCGCTGCTCCGGGCCTGGGGCCGCGGCCTCACGCCCGATCCCTGGCTGACCGTCTCGGAATGGTCGGACACGCATCGCTGGCTGAGCTCGCGCGCGAGCGCCGAGCCCGGCCGGTACCGGACCGAGCGCACGCCCTACATGCGGGCGATCATGGACGCGCTCTCGCCCGGCGACCCGACCCAGCGGGTGGTGTTCATGAAGGCCGCGCAGGTGGGCGCGACGGAGGCTGGCAACAACTGGATCGGCTTCGTGATCCACCACGCGCCGGGCCCGATGCTCGCCGTCCAGCCGACGGTGGAGCTGGCCAAGCGGAACTCGCGCCAGCGGATCGACCCGCTGATCGAAGAGAGCCCGGCGTTGAAGGAGCGTGTCCGCCCGGCGCGGGCGCGCGACAGCGGCAACACGCAGCTGTCGAAGGATTTCCCGGGCGGCGTGCTGGTGATGACCGGCGCCAATTCGGCGGTGGGCCTTCGCTCGATGCCGGCCCGCTATGTCTTCCTCGACGAGGTTGACGCCTATCCGGCCTCGGCCGACGAGGAAGGCGACCCGGTGGGGCTCGCCGAGGCGCGGTCGTTGACCTTCGCGCATCGGCGGAAGGTGTTCCTGGTCTCGACGCCCACGATCCGCGGCGTCAGCCGGATCGAGCGGGAATACGAGGCGAGCGACCAGCGACGGTTCTTCGTGCCGTGCCCGCATTGCGACGCGATGCAGTGGCTGCGGTTCGAACGGCTGCGCTGGGAGAAGGGCAAACCGGAGACGGCGGTGTATCACTGCGATGCCTGCGAGGAGCCGATCGAAGAGCACCACAAGCCGGCGATGCTGGCCGCGGGCGAATGGCGAGAGACCGCCGAGGCCCGCGATGCGCGGACGGTGGGGTTTCATCTCTCGGCGCTCTATTCGCCGCCGGGGTGGAAGAGCTGGGCCGACATCGCGCGGGACAAGGAGACGGCGGCCGGCTCGGACGAGGCCGAGCGGGTGTTCCGCAACACGGTGCTTGGGGAGACCTGGGTCGAGACCGGCGACGCGCCGGACTGGCAGCGGATCGCGGAGCGGCGCGAGGACTGGCGGGCCGGCACAGTGCCGGACAAGGGTCTGTTCCTGACCGCCGGCGCCGACGTGCAGAAGGACCGGATGGAGGTCGATGTCTGGGCCTGGGGCCGCGGGCTCGAAAGCTGGCTCGTCGATCATGTCGTGATCGAGGGCGGCCCGGCGCGCCCGGAGAGCTGGGAGGCGCTGACCGATCTTCTCGGCCGCAGCTGGCGGCATGCCGGTGGCGCGGAACTGGGCCTCGCGCGGCTCGCCATCGACACGGGCTACGAGACCGCGGCGGTCTATGGCTGGGCGCGCTCGGCCGGTTTCGCGCAGGTCGCCCCGGTGAAGGGACTCGAAGGCTTCAACCGGGCGAGCCCGGTCTCGGGGCCGACCTTCGTGGACGCGACCGCGGGCGGCAAACGCCTGCGCCGCGGCGCCCGGCTCTGGACCGTGGCGACCTCGACCTTCAAGGCCGAGACCTACCGCTTCCTGCGGCTGACCCGGCCGACGGCCGAGGAGCTTGAGGACGGCGCGGCGTTCCCGCCCGGCACTGTGCATCTGCCCGGCTGGGCCGACACCGAGTGGATCCGGCAGCTGACGGCCGAACAGCTGGTGACGGTCCGCAACCGCCGCGGCTTCGCGAAGCTCGAATGGCAGAAGCTCCGCGAGCGTAACGAGGCGCTGGACTGCCGGGTCTACGCCCGCGCCGCCGCCTGGATCGCAGGTGCGGATCGCTGGCCCGAGGCGACATGGGCCGATCTCGAAGCGCAACTCGGCGTGCCGAGCGGGATGGACAGTCCCGCCGGCCTGATCGGGCGGCCCGATACCGGCACGCAAGGCAAGCGTCGCTCCGACTGGCTCGGGCGGCGGGAAGGATGGTTTTGAGCATGGCAGACTGGACGGAAGCGGAACTGGCAGCGCTCCGGCGCGCCTATGCGAGCGGGACGACGCGCGTGAGCTATGACGGCAAGACCGTGGACTACGGCTCGGCCGAGGACCTGCTCGGGCGCATCCGCACCATCGAGCGCCAGATCGCCGGGTCCACGGCACGACCCATCGCGGGCTTCGCCGGCTTCTCGCGCGGGGATCGCTGATGGTCTCGTGGCTCGACAGGGCCATCGCGAGCGTCGCGCCGCGCACGGCCACCCGGCGCGTGCTGGCTCGGCAGGCCTTCGCGGGGCTCGCGCGCTCCTACGAGGGCGCGGCGCGCGGCCGGCGCACGGATGGCTGGCACGCGCCGGGATCGTCGGCCGACGCCGAGATCGGCCGGGCCGGGGCGCTGCTGCGGGACCGGATGCGGGATCTCGTGCGCAACAACCCGCATGCCGCCAAGGCGGTGTCGGTGCTCGTGAACAACATCGTCGGCGCCGGGATCATGCCGCGCGCGGCCAGCGGGGACGCCGCGCTCGACCGCGAGGTGGACCGGCTCTTCGAGATCTGGGCGCGGGGCTGCGACGCAGACGGCCAGCTCGACTTCTACGGGCTCCAGACGCTCGCCTGTCGCGAAATGGTGGAGGCCGGCGAGGTGCTGGTCCGCCGCCGTCCGCGGCGCCCCGGCGACGGCGTCATGCCGCCCGTGCAACTGCAGCTGCTCGAGGCCGACTTCCTTGACGCGACCCGCAACGGCGCGCTCGGCGCGGGCCAGGCGGTGCAGGGCATCGAGTTCGACGCGCTCGGCCGCCGCCGGGCCTACTGGCTCTTCGGGGCGCATCCGGGCGATGCCACACTCAGCCTGACCGGCGGGCTCACCAGCCGTGCGGTGCCGGCGACCGAGATCGCCCATGTCTACGAGAAGCAGCGGACGCAGGCGCGTGGCGTCCCTTGGGGCGCGCCGGTCATCCGGGCCCTCCGCGACCTCGACGATTACGAGGTGGCCGAGATCGTCCGCAAGAAGACCGAGGCCTGCGTCACCGCCATCGTCTTCGGTGACGAGGAGGCGCAGCAGGGCATCGCGCCCGCGGTGGTCGATGCGGACGGCAACCGGGTGGAGCAGTTCGAGCCCGGCCTCATCGCCTATGCCCGCGGCGGCAAGGACATTCGGTTCAATCAGCCCGCCGCCACCGGCGGCTATGGCGAGTACAAGAGGGCGAGCCTGCACACGATCTCGGCCGGCTTCCGGGTGCCCTACGAGTTGCTGACCGGGGACCTGTCCCAGGTGAACTATTCCTCGATCCGGGCGGGGCTCGTGGAGTTCCGCCGGATGATCGACGCCGTGCAGTGGCAGCTCTTCATTCCGATGTTCTGCGCGCCTGTCTGGCGGTGGTTCACCGAGGCCGCATGGGCAGCCGGGCGTATCCCGACGCCGGACGTGCCGGTGGAATGGTCGCCGCCCAAGTTCGAGGCGGTCGACCCGCAGAAGGACGCGATGGCGGACCTGCTCGCCATCCGCTCGGGCACCATGACGCTTGCCGAGGCCATCGCCCGGCAGGGTCGCAACCCTGACGCGGTGCTGGCCGAGATCGCGGCCACGAACGCCAGGCTCGACGAACTCGGCCTCGTGCTCGACAGCGACCCGCGCCGGGTCACGAAGACCGGCAGCGCGCAAGCGAATGCGCCGGCCGATCCCACGACCGACCCGGACGACACCGCCTCAAGCAGCGAAGCGGTAGGCGACGAAGCACCCGGCGACGGGGCCTGACGAGGATCCATTCATGGAGCAGACGATCGAACTGCCGGCGTTCCGCCGGTCGGCGGAGCTGCGGCCTGCCAGCATCGACCCGGAGACCCGCAGCGTCGAGGTGATCTGGTCGACCGGCGCCCGGGTGCGGCGCGCCGCGCTCTTCGGCGAGCCGCATGACGAGGAGCTCAGCATGGCGCCCGAGCATGTGCGGCTCGAGCGGCTGAACGCGGGCGCGCCATTCCTGAAGGTGCACGAGGCGCACGATCTCGAAGCGGTGATCGGCTCGGTCGTGCCGGGCTCGGCGCGGATCGAGAACGGACAGGGCATCGCCCGCATTCGCCTCTCCGAGCGCGATGCCGTGGGCGACATCTGGCGCGACATCGAGGCCGGACACATCCGCGCGGTCTCCATCGGCTACCAGGTGCACCGTTTCGAGATCTCGAAGCCCGACGGCCAGCGCGAACTCTGGCGGGCGGTGGACTGGACCCCGTTCGAGATCTCCGCCGTGCCCGTGGGCGCCGATCCCGCCGCCGGCTTCCGCGCCAAGGGCGAACATCACGACTGCGTCCTCCACCGCCGGGACGCCCTCAAAGAGCAAGGAGCACCCCCGATGACGGACAAGACCCAGACCGCGGCCGAGGCGGCCGAGCAGAGCAACACCACGGCAGCGCCCGAGGAGACCCAAATGACCGATGACAAGACCGGCGCTGCCGAACCGCAGACCCGCGCCGCCGACACGAAGCCCAAGGCGACGAAGCCCGCGCCCGACATGGCGCCGGAGGATCGGGCCCGCAGCATCGACACCGACGCTCTGGTCAGTGAGGCCCGCGCGCAGGAGCGCGAGCGCGTCTCCACGATCCATGGTCTGGCCGACAAGCTCCAGCTCGAGCGCGGTTTCGCGGACGACCTCATAAAGCGCGGCGTCTCCATCGACGAGGCGCGCCGGCTGATCCTCGACCAGGTGGCGGCGAAGGCGGACGAGACGCGGACCTTCCCCCATGTCTCGATCCCGCTTGGCGGGCGCGACGCCACCGTCACGCGGCGCGAGGCGATCTCGAATGCGCTCCTGCACCGCTACAGCCCGACGCTCTTCCCGCTGGAGGACGCCGCCCGCGAATACCGCGGCATGACGCTGATGGAGCTCGCCCGCGAAAGCCTCGAGACGGCGGGCGCCAGCACCCGTGGCCCCTCGCGCGACGAGGTGGCGACCCGCGCGCTGCACTCGACCTCGGACTTCCCCGAAATCCTCGCCGCCGTCACCAACAAGACGCTGCGACAGGCCTACGACGCCTATCCGCGGACCTTCCCGCTCTTCTGCCGGCAGGTGCTGGCGACCGACTTCAAGGCGATGCACCGGGTCCAGCTGGGCGAGGCGCCGCAGCTCCTGAAGGTCGGCGAGAGCGGGGAGTTCAAGCGCGGCACCCTCGGCGAGAGCAAGGAGAGTTACCGCATCGAGACCTACGGCCGCGTCGTCGCCATCACACGGCAGGTGCTGATCAACGACGATCTCGACGCCTTCACCCGGATCCCGGCGATGTACGGCAATTCCATCGCGCAGCTGGAGTCCGACGTGGTCTGGGACATCGTGACGTCGAACCCGGCCATGGCGGACGGCACGGCGCTGTTCCATTCCACCCACAAGAACCTCGCCGGCACGGGCGCGGCACTCGGGGTCGACAGCGTGGGCCTCGCGCGGGCGGCCATGCGCAAGCAGACCGGGCTCGACAAGAAGACGGTGCTGAACATCCGGCCGGCCTTCCTGATCGTGCCGGCTGCGCTGGAGCTGAAGGCCGAGCAGCTGGTCGCCCAGAACATCGTGCCCGCGCAGAGCGGCAACGTGGTGCCGCAATCGATCCGGACGCTCTCGCCCATCGCCGAGCCGCGGCTCGACGCGGCGAGCGAGACGGCCTGGTATCTGGCGGCCTCGCCGAACCAGATCGACACCATCGAGTACGCCTATCTCGAGGGCCAGCAGGGCGCCTACATAGAGACGCGCAACGGCTTCGACGTCGACGGCGTGGAGATCAAGTGCCGCCTCGATTTCGGTGCCAAGGCCATCGACTGGCGCGGCCTCTACAAGAACCCTGGCGCGTAAGCCGGGCCATCCCCTGAACCCTGACGCACGGGCGGCTTTCGCGCCGCCCGTCGTCGTATCCAAGAGGACCCCACGATGAAGAACTACGTCCAACCCGGAAACACCCTCACCCTGACCGCGCCCTATGCCGTGACCTCCGGCGACGGACTGCTCGTGGGCTCGATCTTCGGTGTCGCGGCGGGTGACGCCGCCAGCGGCGCCACCGTCGAGACCGCACTCACCGGCGTCTTCGACCTCACCAAGATCGGCTCGCAGGCCTGGACCGTCGGCGCCAAGGTGTACTGGGACGACACCAACAAGCGCTGCACCACGGTCGCCACGGACAACACCCTCATCGGCGTAGCCGTCGAAGCGGTGGCGGGCGGGGCCGGCGACACCATCGGTCGGGTGCGCCTGAACGCGGCCTTCTGATGACGGCCTTCGCCGCCGCGCTCGACGCGCTCTTCGCGGATGCGCATCTCGGGCGCGACGTGGTCTACACCGCCGAGGGCGGCGCGCCCTCACTGGTCCGCGCGATCCTGCGCCGCCCGGACGACATGACCGGCTTCGGCGAGGCGCGCATCTGGTCGGAAACCACCCGGCTGGACCTGCGCCTCGCCGAGGTGCCGACCCCGCGCCCCGGCGACCGGATCGAGATCGACGGCGAGGCCTTCCTCATCCAGGGCGAGCCCGTCCGCGACCGCGAGCGGCTCGTCTGGACCGTGGACCTGCGCCCGGCCTGACCGCGATGAAGCTGAAACTCGACATCACGCCCGATCTCGTCGCCGCCATGGCCGCTGAGGTGAAGGCGGGCGAGAAGGCCGTCACCGCCGCGATGCGCGAGGCCGGGACCGGGCTCAAGACCGCCTGGCGGGGTCAGATCACCGGCGCGGGGCTCGGGCGACGGCTGGCGAACTCGATCCGGAGCCAGACCTACCCGAAGGCCGGCGAGAGCCTGAACGCCGCGGCGCTGGTCTGGTCCAAGGCGCCCGTCATCGTCGGCGCCCACGACACTGGCCCGCTGATCCGCTCGAAGGACGGGTTCTGGCTGGCGATCCCGACCGAGGCTGCCGGCCGTGGCCTCCGAGGTGCCAAGCTCACCCCCGGCGAATGGGAACGCCGTCGCGGCCTGCGCCTGCGCTTCGTCTATCGCCGGAGAGGGCCGAGCCTGCTGGTCGCCGACCGGGCCCGCATCAACACCCGCGGTCAGGCGGTGGCGTCGCGCGCGAAGACCGGCCGCAACCAGGTCACCGCGCCGATCTTCCTGCTGGTGCCACAGGTGAAGCTGCCGAAGCGGCTCGATCTGGACCGTGACGCCGAGCGAGCGCTCGACAGCGTGCCGGGGCTGATCGTGGCGAACTGGGTGGATGCGAAGGTCTAGTCAGGGCTACTGTTGCGTCAGAGCATTTTGCTTTGGCTTACCGGAGGCACAGACGGATGGGCTTGCAGGATCTTTTGCCGGACGAGTTCTCTCGAGACTTGCTTTCTGGAAGCCTGCGAGTTGCTGCAGACGCCGAAAACCCGGTGCGGATGCACCTTTTTGCAGCCGGGGTGCGCGAGTTATTCGGCCATATCTTGCATACGCTGGCCCCAGACGACGAGGTCCGCAAGTGCAGTTGGTTTGTGCAAGCGAAGGATACCCCAACTGTAACACGTCGCCAGCGCGCGACTTACGCAACGCAAGGAGGCTTTCCCGATGAATATGTCGCCTCTTTGGGTGTGGATATCGAAGATCTTCATAACGAGGCAATTGACGCGATTGAGGCATTAAATAAGGCCACCCACGTCAGGCCCCAGACCATTCAAAAGGATCCAGGCGCCGTTGACGCTTTTGTCGCAGAAGCTCTCGGCGCCCTCGAAGGCCTCTTGATCTCATTCTCAGAGTGTCGCAGCGCAGTTCAGAACGCGTTAGAGAAATCTGTCTACGAATCTATGATGAACGCGCTCGTGACCGAAAACTTCGATACTATCAGTTTGCTATCCGGACGGGGATACGAGGTTGATCTCTGGATCGACGACGATGAGGTCGAAGTTGTGTCAATTTCTGCTGAGAAAGTGCTGGTGCGATTTTCCGGCATTGCGCCTGTGACAATGCACTATGGGCCCAAGAATGATGCAGCAGAGATTTCCCACGACTTTCCGTTCTGGATGATTTTCGAGGCAAAGGTCGAGAAGCCAACCGAAATGAAGTTGGTCGACCACTTCTTCGATGACAGCGGTTGGTTCGAATAACGCTGTTTGCCAGCGAGCCTGATAGCGAAGCTCAGGACCACACATTGAGGCTTCGAAATAGATGCCCACCCCTCGCGAAACCATCCTCGCCGCACTGCACGCGCGGCTTTCGTCGCTGCCTGCCACCGCCCTGCGCGGTGAGGTGCTGCCGGAGCGCGTGCCGGCTGATGGACTGCTGATCCTGCGCGACGGCGAGCCGGGGGAGCCGGAGGTGACGTTGTCGCCGCTGGCTTACCACTACCAGCACCGGGCCGAGATCGAGGCGGTCGTGCAAGGGACCGACCGTGACGCCTCCATCGACGCGCTGACCGCCAGCATCGGCGCAGCGCTCGCCGCCGACCGCACGCTGGGCGGGCTTTGCGACTGGGTCGAGGCGGAGGCTCCGCGCCCGGTCGATCTGCCGGTCGAGGGCGCCGCCAGCCTGAAGGCCGCCGTGATCCCGGTCGTTCTGCACTATTCCACGGCCGACCCGCTGGCCTGACCCAACCGACCACAGGAGAACACCATGGCACGAGCCCAAGGGGCGCGGGCGCTGATGGCGCTTGCGTTCGAGACGACCTATGGAACGCCGCCCGCGAGCGGCTTCACTCGCATGCCCTTCGCCAGCGCATCGCTCGGGGCGGAGCAGCCGCTGCTGAACTCGGAGCTCTTGGGCTACGGCCGCGATCCGCTGGCGCCGATCAAGGACGCGGTGACGGCCGATGGCGATGTCGTCGTGCCACTCGACGCCGAGGCTTTGGGCTTCTGGCTGAAGGCAGCCTTCGGCGCACCGACGACCACGGGCGTGGAAGCGCCGTACACCCACGAATTCCAGTCCGGGTCCTGGACGCTGCCCAGCATGTCGATCGAGACCGGCATGCCGGAGGTGCCGCGTTACGCGATGTATTCCGGCTGCGTGCTCGACCAGATCACCTGGCAGATGCAGCGCTCGGGGCTTCTGACGGCAACCGCGCGGCTGGTCGCGCAGGGCGAGACGGTAGGCACGACCACCAGCGCCGGAACGCCTGCCGCGTTGGAGCTGAAGCGTTTCGGGCATTTCAACGGCGCGATCACCCGCAACGGGTCCGCTCTCGGCAACGTGGTCTCCGCCGAGATCACCTATGCCAACAACCTCGACCGGATCGAGACCATCCGCTCGGACGGGCGCATCGACGGTGCGGACCCGTCCATCGCGGCCCTGACCGGCCGGATCGAAGTGCGGTTCGCCGACCAGACGCTGGTGACGCAGGCGATCAACGGCGAGGCCTGCGAGATGGAATTCGCCTATGTCCTGCCGTCGGGCGAGAGCTTCACCTTCACGGTGCATGCCGTCTACCTGCCGCGTCCCCGGATCGAGATTTCCGGGCCGCAGGGCGTGCAGGCGACCTTCGACTGGCAGGCGGCGCGCGACAGCGTGGTCGGGCGGATGTGGACGGCAACACTCGTGAATGATGTGGAGACATACTGATGCTGACGCTCGATCTGACGAACGCGCCCCGCTGGCATGATCTCGCCCCCGGCGTTCGGATGCAGCTGCGCCCGCTGACCACCGCGCTGATGGTGGCAACGCGCAGCGATCCCGCCGTCGAGGCGGTGTCCGAGGAGGCCTCCGACGAGGAACGCGCCGTCGCCTTTGCCAAGGCGCTGGCCCGCCGCGCGGTGCTCGGCTGGGAGGGTATCGGAGATGCGGACGGCAAGCCAATCGATCCCAGCCCCGAGGCCATCGACGCGCTGCTCGACGTCTGGCCGATCTTCGAGGCCTTCCAGCTCACCTACGTCTCCAAGGGTCTGCTGCTGGAGCAGGAAAAAAACGCCTCCGCGCTCTCGCCGAATGGTCCTTCGGCGGGGGCGAACGATATTGCCAAGCCTGCGCGCAAGCCTGCCCGGACTGCCCGGCGCGGCTGAACCGTCCGGAAACTCCGGAGGGTTGGCAGGTCTGGGACCTGGTCGGCCGTCTCGGTGGCCAGCTGCGTGTCCTGCCCGGCGCGGTGATCGGCTGGGACATGTCGGCGGCGCTGGCGCTCGGTGACGCCCTCGGCGTGCCGCCGCCCGTCACGGCCGAACTGCTGCCCGTCATCGAGGCGGTGATGGTCGCCAAACTCAACGAACAGATGGAACGCCCCAATGGCTGAAAAACGCGTCAGCGTCCGCCTCGCGGCCGTGGGCGGACGGCAGGTGCGGGCCGAACTGGAAGGTGTCGGCGAAGCCGGGTCGCGCGGCTTCGGACGGCTCAGCCGCGAGATGGAGGCGGCGAACACCCGGCTTGCGGCCTTCTCGCGCCGGGTGCGTGTGGCCGCCGCTGCTGCAGTGGCAGCGGCCGCCGCCGCTGGCATCGCCATGGTCCGCTCCGGCCTCCAGACGGTCGATGCGCAGGCCAAGCTGGCGCAGTCCCTCGGCACCACCGTTGCCTCGATCCAGACGCTGGAGCGCGCGGGCGAACTGGCGGGCGTGTCGATGTCCGGCATCGAGCAGGCGACCAAGGATCTGACGCGCCGTCTCAGCCAGGCGGCTGCCGGGACCGGCCCCGCCGCCGACGCGCTGGACCGGCTGGGCCTTTCCGCCGCCGACCTGATCGCGCTGCCGCTAGATGAGCGCGTCGGCGCGATCAACGCGGCCATCGCGAACTTCGTGCCCGCCGCCGAACGCGCCGCCGTCACGGGGCAGCTTTTCGGCGAGGAAGGCTCCATCGCCATGTCGCGGATCGACACCGCGACGCTGCGCCAGGCGACGGAGGACGTGCTCGCTTTCGGGGTCGTCGTCTCCGAACAGGATGCGGATCAGATCGAGCGCACGAACGATGCGATCTCCCGGCTCGGACTGATCTGGCGTGGGCTGTCGAACCAGCTGGCTGTCGCAGCGGCTCCGGCGTTGGAAGCGGTCGCGAATGCCATGGCGGCAGTGGCCAGCCGGACCGGCCCGCTCGGCATCGCGATCCGCGGTCTGTTCGACAACATCGGCCGCCTGACGACCTACGCTGCCACCTTCGTCGCGTTCCTCGCGGGCCGCTGGGTGGCCGGGATGGCCGCCGCGGCGCTCTCCGTGCGCGGCCTCGCCACCGCGCTCGTCGTCCTGCGCGGGGCGCTGATCCGCACCGGCATCGGGGCGCTGATCGTCGGCGTGGGCGAGCTGATCTATCAGCTTTCCCAGCTCGTCGCCCGCGTGGGCGGGGTCGGCGAAGCCTTGCGGCTGCTTTCAGATCTAGCCGCCGAGGTTTGGTCGAGGGTCGGGCTCGCGCTTGACTCCGCGCTGGCCCGCATGGCGGCGGGATGGGAAGGGCTGAAGGCCGCCGCGCTCTCGGCGCTCGACGGAACCGTCACGGGCGTGGTGGGGTTCGGGGACCGCACCGTCGCGATCTTCCAGGGTGCCTATGATGGCGCGGTGGCGATCTGGGGCAGCCTACCAGGGGCCATTGGCGATTTCGCCTACCAGGCCGCGAACGGGCTGATCGGCGGGGTCGAGGCGATGCTGAACGGCGTCGTCACCCGCATCAACAGCTTCATCGAGACCCTGAACGCCGCGCTGGCCTTGCTGCCGGAATGGGCGACCGGCGAAGGCGGCGTGCGGATCGGCACGCTCGACGCGGTGGACCTGAGCCGGATCGGCAACCCCTTCGAGGGCGCGGCGACAGCGGCCGGTACTGCGGCGGCCGATGCTTTCACTGCCGCCATGGGCCAAACCTATGTCACTGCGCCCGACACCGGACTGGGCGCGATGGCCGAGGCCGCTCGCGGGCGTGCGGAGGGCTACGCGGAAGCGGCTGGCATGCTCTCTGACGCCGCGTCGCGGCCGATGGCCAGTTGGCAGGCATTGAAGGATGCGGTGACTGGCGCTGGCGACGAGGCCGGGGATGCGCTCGACGATGCGACGGGCGGCGCACTCGGCTTCGGCGATGCGCTGGACGGCGCAGCTGGTGCCGCAGGTCGCGCTGGCGCCGCCGGGCGTCAGGCCGGGGCAGATGCGGCTGCGGGGGCGGAAACGGCCGTCACCGGCTGGGCCGCTGTCAGCGCCACGCTTGCCGATTACGCCGCCAAGGCGCGCGAGATCGGCGGTGACGTCGGGAGCGCGCTGGTCGGGGCGTTTCAGGGCGCCGAGAACGCCATCGGCGAGTTCGTGAAGACCGGCAAGCTGAAGTTCGGTGATCTGGTCACCGCGCTGATCGCCGATCTGGCCAAGCTCGCGGCGCGGCGCTTCATCCTAGGTCCGCTGGCGGGCGTACTTGCCGGTGTGTTGGGCAATCTCGGCGGCGGAATCTTCGCCAACGTCCTGCACGCGGGCGGCATGGTCGGCGCGCCGGGACCGGGCCGCATGGTGCCCGCGCTCGCTTTCGCCAATGCCCCGCGCATGCATTCCGGCGGCTGGGCCGGGCTCAGGCCCGACGAGGTGCCTGCGATCCTGCAGAAGGGTGAGCGCGTGCTCTCGCGGCGCGAGGCCGCCAGTTACGGCACGGGAGGCAATGTCACGGTGAACATCAACGCTCGGGACGCCGATAGCTTCCGCCAGTCCCGCACGCAGATCGCGGCCGACATCGCCCGCGCGGTCTCGCTGGGCCGCAGGGGTATGTGAGCCCCGGTCGGCACAACCCTGAACCTTGCAGAGAACAGCGATGGCTTTTCACGAGGTCCGGTTTCCGGACGACATCAGCCGTGGTGCGCGCGGCGGACCGGAGCGGCGCACCCAGATCGTCGAGCTCGCCTCGGGCGACGAGGAGCGCAACGCCAGCTGGGCGAACAGCCGGCGCCGCTATGATGTGGCCTATGGCATCCGCCGCGCCGACGATCTGGCGGCGGTGGTCGCCTTCTTCGAGGCCCGCAACGGACGGCTGCACGGGTTCCGCTTCAAGGACTGGGGCGACCACAAGTCCTGTCTGCCGTCGCAAGCCCCGAGGCCGACCGACCAGGTGATCGGCACCGGCGACGGCACGGTGACGCAGTTCCAGCTGGTGAAGCGCTACAGCTCCGGCGCGCAGTCCTGGACGCGCAGCATCACCAAGCCGGTCGCAGGGTCGGTGTCCATCGCCCTGAACGGCGTCCCGCAGGCATCCGGCTGGACCGTCGCCACCACGACCGGCGTCATCACCTTCAGCGCCGCACCGTGCGGTGGCGTCGCGATCACCGCGGGCTTCGAGTTCGACGTGCCGGTCCGTTTCGACACCGACGTGCTCGACGTGACGCTCGACCTCGAGCGGCTCGGCTCCATCACCTCCATCCCGCTTCTGGAGATCCGACGATGAATGACGAAACCGGATTTCTGGCGGCGGCGCTGAAGGAACTGCTCGCCTCTACCGCCGTGATCCTCGCCGCCTGGGGCGCGCTCGGGGGCGCGACCAATGCGCTGACCACGAAGATGCGGCTGCGCGACGCGCTGCGCCACATCCTGCTCGGCGGTCTGATCGCGGCCGGGATGGGGAGCCTGTCGATGGCGATCATCACCCGCTGGCTCAGCCTGCCGCCCGAGGCGATCCCGGCCGGGGGCGCGGCCGGATCGGCCGCGTATCTGGTCGGCGTCTTCGGTCCCGCCTTCATCGAAGTGCTGCTCGCCCGCCTGCGCCATGCCGGGAAAGGCGATGGCGATGCATGACCTTCTCCGCCTCGCGCGCTCCCTACGCTGCGACCCGGCCGATCCCGGCCAGGCCTTCCGCCACCGCCTGGGCGTCGGCATCGCCATCGCCGCGCTGATCCTGATCCTCTCGCTTCTGGGGTAACTTCCATGCAGATGACTGACCGGGGGCTTCTGGCCCTCGTCCGGCACGAAGGCATCGTGCCCGGACCCTACACGGATGTGAAACAGGTCTGGACCTTCGGCATCGGCCACACGGCTGCCGCCGGGGCACCCGATCCCGCCACGATGCCGCGCGGCATGCCCGCTGATCTCAATGCCGGGATCCGCGAGGCGTTCCGGGTCTTCCGCGCCGACCTCGCACGCTACCAAGCCGCGGTCCTGCGCGCGGTCAAGGTTCCGCTCGAGCCGCACGAGTTCGATGCGCTGGTCTCGTTTCACTACAACACCGGCGGCATCGCCAAGGCGGCGCTCACCCGCCACCTGAACGCGGGCGACCGGGCTGCAGCGGCAACAGCCTTCATGGGTTGGCTCAAGCCCGCCGCGATCCGCCCGCGCCGCGAGGCCGAGCGCGATCTCTTCGCCACGGGCCGCTTCCCGAATGGCACGATCCCGGTCTGGTCGGTCGACCGAAACGGCCGGGTCGATTTCTCGCGACAGGTCCGGCGCCTGACCGAGAACGAGGCGCTGGCGCTGCTGCGCCCGAAATCAAGAAGGGCCAAAGAAATCTAATCTTCTGGGCTGTCCGTGTCGCTCGATGGCTTGTCCGACCCACTCTCCAACAACTTGAGTTCCGCTTGGGTCTTAGCAATTTGCAGCTTCAACTCTGCCTTCCGCAGTTCCGCTGCTTCAGAGATATTCTGGTTGTCTGATATCGTCGCCGTTACGGCACTGAAGGTCGACTCAGACCCCTCATCGCGTAAGACCGAAGCGATTGCGTCATGAAGTGCGTCGGACTTGTGGTCACGTGAAAAGGAATAAACTTCTTGTTCAGCGCCTTCATGCTCCGAAACGCCTGTAACGTTTGCGGATACTAATCTAACGTCGAACCGCGACTGCTGCACTCTGTTTTCAGAACCGTACGAATCGTCTACCGCGCGCCCAGTGAGTGCTGTCTGGGTATTGACCGTACCGTCAAATCTAAGTGTTACGACAGGCGTCCTGCTCCATTCGGAACGGAGCACTCTCTCAGCATCGTTCATTGCGCGGAAGCCAATTCGTCTGACGGAACGACCTGCGGCAATCGCGAGTGCCATCCAAATGGGCGCTTGGGAACCGAGGAGAAGACTGAAGTCCTGAAACCGCATCAGATCACGGATTGCAGATGGGAAAGCTAGAAAGAGTGGGATCGCTGCGCCAAGAACGAGCGCCATCGACCCGAACCAAAGCCGCCGAGAAGTTGCTTTCTCAGCATAGTTTCCAATCTTCTCTGGCCTGGCCTCGATCATTACTTCCATGAAGAAGTTGCTTTGATCCACAAACCCTTCTTTTGTCCCATCCAAGCCAAGTGGCCCAGAGTGGCGGATTTCTCCAAGTTTGATGCTGAGTTCGGATTTGAGAACGGAATTGAACTGTGCTGGCGGAGAATTAACCGTCAGTTTACGAAGCATTTCCATCCGTTTTGTCGCTTCAGGACGCGTTCTTGGCGATAAAACACGAGCAAAACGGACATCCGCAATGGCGGATATCACAGAAATGGCACCTACAAATGTCACCAACAAAGCCAAGGCTGAACCAAAGGCCGAACCAAAAGCCACTCCAACTGCTCGGAATAAGGAAGCGATCAAGTCTTGGTTTGAGCTAATTGCCAATGCAATCAAGGTCAGTACGACAGCGGTAAGGACGCCCCAGAAGATCATTCGGAAGACTGGCCCCAGCGCACTCAACATAGGTGTTCTACGGGCCTCTTGAATATTCCTATAAACAAGCGGCGAGTAGCGCGCGGATTTGCCGAGCAATGCTCTATCTTCTTGAGAAAGTCTCTCCTTTTGAAAGTCCTCCGCGAGAAGAAATCGGTTGATGGACGGGATTGCAGGGAGGTTGCCGACTTCGGGGTCATCGTCATCGGGGCTCTGCAGGCCCCATAAGCCTGAGTAGATTAGCGCAATAGAAAGCCTCGCCAGCCCCAACCAAATTATGGCGTAAAGGATTGGAGCGGTAAATGCTGCAATCAAGGAAAAGACCCACGCAGCTTGCACGGAAATGGATTGTCCCCCGAAGGCTCGAATTATTTCGGGTCCCAAGTCCTGCACAGCCAGTACTTCAATGCTGGCGGTTAACCTTCTGATCCCGCTTTCAAGCCCCGAGTTCAGAATCGTGGAAAACACGTCAATGCCGAACGAGATGGCCACCTGACCGAACGCCAACGCAGAGACTACCAGCATCGCCGCAACGGCTATCCCAATGATAAGTTCTGCGATTTGAATACTTCTAGGACGGATTTCGCTACCCTGCACAACTTTCCCCTCACAGCGCGCTCTCGGCCAATAAACTCGAAAAAGTGTTCTCGTGCAACATCCTGCATCATGCCGAGGGCCGGTTCGCAAACCGACGTTGATGTCATACAGACGGAGGCTTGAATGAAATCCCTCTCGCCCGCGCTGCAGGCCCATCTCGACGAGGGCACGACGACACTCGGCTGGTGCTGGCGGATCGCCCGGGCCGACGGCGTCACCTTCGGCTTCACCGATCACGACCGCACGCTCAGCTTCGATGGCACGAACTTCGAACCCGAGAGCGGGCTGACGGCGTCCGAGGTTCGCTCGGGCTCGGACCTGTCGGTCGATGCCCAGGACGCCGAAGGCGTGCTGACCTCGGACCGGATCACCGAGACCGACATCCTTGATGGCCGCTGGGACAACGCGGCAGTGGAGGTCTGGCGGGTGAACTGGGCCGACACCGCGCAGCGCGTGCTGCTGCGGCGCGGCGCCATCGGCCAGATCCGGCGGGGGCGGCTGGCCTTCGTGGCCGAGGTCCGCTCGCTTGCGCATGTGCTCGGCCAGACGGTCGGGCGGACCTTTCAGGCGACCTGTGACGCAGCGCTCGGCGATGCACGCTGCGGCGTCGATCTGGAGGACCCCGTCTTCAGGGGCGCGGGTGCCGTCATCGATCTCCTGCGCG